TGGGGCTAAGCCTACTACTGGCGGTGGTGGTTACAGCCTCGGCAAAGAAGAAGACGAAGAAGACAAGTCGACTGGTGGTGGGTACTCCATGGGTACCACGGATACCTCTGGTTATGGTGGTGGCAGGGCAAAGGGTGGCCTTGTCAAGAAGCGTAAAAAGTGTTGACTATTAAGCCCTATTATAGTAAAAATGGCTACTCACTATTTGTGACCCCAAACAAAGGATAAAGTACATGGCTGCTACTATCGCAGTAGAGAATAACAAAGTTGCTGGATTTGTCGATGGTGGTTACAACCGCCGTAATCGTCAGCGCATCGAGGAGCAAGAAAAAGAGCTGGAAGAGCTTACTAAAGGTTCTGTGGTTATTGAACCTGAACAAGATGAGAAGGTAGCAGAGGAGGAAGATAAACCTCTGACACGTGAAGAGGAATCCTTTAAGAAGCGTTATGGGGATCTTCGTCGTCATATGAGCGACAAGGAAAAAGAGTTCCAGAAACAAATTGATGACTTGAAATCTCAATTGCAGGGTTCAACTGTAATTCCTCCGAAGTCTGATGAAGACATTGATGCTTGGGTTAAAAGTCACCCAGAGGTTGCAGCTATTGTTAAAGCTCTTGCTGCTCGAGAAGCTCAACAGAAGTTCTCTGGGGCAGAGGACCGTCTTAAAAAGATTGATGAAGAGCGTCAGGAGATTACTCGTCAGAAAGCTGAGACAACTATCAAAGCAAAGCACGAAGACTTTGATGAGGTTAAAGTCTCAGATGAATTTCATGATTGGGCAGAGTCTCAGCCAAAGTGGATTCAGGATGCAGTTTATGACAATCCTGACGACCCTCAAGCACTAATCCGAGTTCTTGATCTGTATAAAGCTGACAAAGGTCTCGACAAGAAGTCTCAAAAACAGGCTAGTCGAGAAGCAGCTTCCGTGATTAAAACTCGGGTTAAACCTGACTTCGACCAGTCTGAGGGTAAGTTTGAGTACTCAGAGTCGCAAATTGCTAAAATGTCTGACCGTGAATACGAAAAGCTTGAGGACAAGATTACCGAGGCAATTCGTTCTGGTCGATTTAATTACGACTTGTCTGGTGCAGCCCGTTAATTAGTTACTTGACAATAAAAAGTTATCTCGTATAACTAACACTAATCTGAACCAGAGGCCTCTCTTATTGAGACACCCTCTGGTTCTACCAAAGCCAGTGTAGCTCAGTGGTAGAGCAGCGGTCTCCAAAACCGCGTGTCATAGGTTCAAATCCTTTCTCTGGTGCCAATTCCCTAAAACGAATAACACATAAGACTACCCTTTCTTGTTGAGCCTCGCTTAGGCTGATCCCCATTATAGCGACACCTCATATTAGACGGCCTCTTAATAGCTGGTTTGTTCGTTATTTCATCACACTCTGTGGTGTTAAAACAATATGCCGTATATATAGGAGATTCTAATATGGCTTTTCAAAGTGCTCCCGGCTGGGGCCAACTGCCGAATGGCAACTTCTCGCCGGTAATCTACTCCAAGAAAGTTCAACTTGCCTTCCGTAAGAAGTCGATTGTTCAGGATATCACCAACTCGGACTACTTTGGTGAGATCGCCAATATGGGTGATAGCGTTCGCATCATCAAAGAGCCGGAAGTTTCGGTTACTCCCTATGCTCGTGGTCAGCAACTGACTGCTCAAGAGCTGGTTGATGAGGACTTCACCCTCGTTATCGACAAAGCAAATGCTTTCAGCTTCAAGGTTGATGACATCGAAGCTGCTCACTCGCATGTGAACTTCCAGTCGATGGCTACTGACCGCGCTGCTTATCGTTTGGCTGACCAACACGACCAAGAAGTTCTTGGCTATCTGTCGGGCTACAAGCAGTCTGCTGCTCATGCTAATGCTAATGCAGTCAACACCACGACCTCGGGTACTGTTGCCGTAACTGGTGCTGGTACTGACGAACTACTGACTGCTATGAAGCTGTCTCGCCCGAACTTTGGTAACCTCTCGGCTGCTGGTACGACTGGGGACTCGATCCCGGTTGCTGCTCGTCTGCCCGGTGCCACCGCTCTGCCGACTGCCTACGTGTCGCCTGTCATGCTCATCAACCGCATGGGTCGTCTTCTGGACCAACAGAACGTGGATAAGCAAGGTCGTTGGCTGGTCATTGATCCGGTTATGATGGAAGTCCTGTCTGATGAAGACTCGCGCTTCCTGAATGCTGACTACGGTCAGTCGGGTGCTCTGCGCAATGGTCTGGTTCTCCAGAACTGGAACGGTTTCCGTATCTACGTCTCGAACAACCTGCCTTCGGTTGGTACTGGTGCAGCTACCACGGGTACTTCGGCTCAGTCCACCAACTTCGGTGTGATTGTCGCTGGCCATGACTCGGCAGTTGCTACCGCTGAACAGATCAACAAGACTGAACAGTATCGTGACCCTGACTCGTTCGCTGACATCGTTCGTGGCCTCCACCTGTATGGTCGTAAGATCCTGCGCCCGGAAGCCCTGACTGTTGCCCGCTATAACCTCGCCTAATTGGCCATGGGGGTTGACTCAGGTTGACCCCCAATCTTTGAAAGGAATAATCTAAATGGCTATCTCGCAATCTCTGCGTAATCAGGCGTACGTTGTAGAAAAATACGTTACGCTTGCTGCTACCTCGGGCACCACTGTTGGTCCCGCTGTTCCCGCTGGTTCTCTTGTTCTTGCTGCTGGTGTTGAAGTCTACTCTGCTGTACCGGATATTACCACGTACACTCTGGACGTGACTGATGGTACCACTGTGTTTGCTAACGACGTGAGCTTTGACAACGTTGCTGCTGGTACTATCCGTATCGGCACCACTGCTGGTCTTGTCGCTGCTGCTGACACGGTTGATGCTGTGACTACGATCTCGGGTTCTCCGGGTACCATCGCTGCTCGTATCTTCCCCAAGAAGTGCAGAGTAGATGCTATCAATAACGTACGCTTTGAAGCCAGAAGTTTCTGCCCAAGCAATGTTGTCTGTAGACTGATCTGAGAACTGTGTTGCCAAAAGACCTTGAGTACTCTCAGGAGTGATGTTCTCGTTAAAACCAAACAGACGATACTGACTCTTCTCACGCACAACACAACTTGCGAAAGAGGTGTAACGGGTGAAGAATTGCGTGGCCTCTGATTGAATATTACGGGAAGCAACAGCAAGGTTAAAGTCACCGAGACGGTCTGTGGCAGACAGGAATCTTACCCCATCTGTGGCGACAAACATGATGTCCCCACCAACCTCTTGGATCGTATCTTCATAGATACACCCAATATCAAGGGAAATTGGTTGGAGGTTGAAGTCACTGATAGTGTTACCCACAAGACGATGAATCTTGCTACGACTGAAGATGATTAGCTGTTCTCTGAACACAACCATTCCAGTAACTTCGTGGGGCAGAGAAACAACTCCAGCACCATTCGCAGCCGAGAAATCCCCATCAGTTAGTGGGGCAGTAAAAGCAATCTTGTTGCCTTTGGCGTAGAACAGGGTAGATTTGAACTCTACAACATGCGTTGCACCAACAACGTCGGCAGGAGCATTATGGAGAACCTCATAACTACCGGCAGTGTATCTAAAGGGTTTGTTTGTCCCATCAACACCAATAATGGTCTTGGTTCCAGTAAAGTCGTGACGAGCAAAGCGAAGCTTATTATCACCTGCGCGGCTGGACGACAGCCAGACAACAGGTGCATTAAGTGTGGTAGCGGACGCTAGGTTAGGTGTAACAGTCACAGTAGCTGAGCCAGCAGTTACTACAGGATCTGCAGTGAGGGTATATACCTTTTCAATTCCGGTGATATAGAAAGTATCCCCAGTTTGGGGTTGACCAGTAATGCCACTGATCGTAAAGCTAGCACCAGTTTGTCCTGCAGTTGGGGTTACAGTTGTCCCATAGGATGGGATATTAACCTTACTCCACGAACCACTAAGGCCGCTGTAGAGGTTCCCACCACGCTGCACAAGAGCTTGGCTGTTAAAGAAGAGGATGCCGTCGATTAGCAGAGCACGGTTATTAAACACCACAGTGGCCTTGTCTGCAGGAGACACTGCCAAAGCCGGAGTAATTACCATCGTAGCTGTCTTAGCTCCAGAGGAGAAAGAGGACGACACCACAGTGTAGGTATTAGCGCCAATAGTGAACACATCACCAGCAATGGGAGCAGCATGGATATCTGCGACAATCAACGTAGTACCAGTTTGACCACTGCCCTGCACACGTACAGTACCAAAGGTTGGTACGAAAGTATCAGAAGTTTTTTCAAACCCCAGAATACGACGATAGCCACCTTGTACAGATGGCTCAAAGTTTACCAGTTTTCTTGCTGAACCCGGAGCTTGTAGACCTTGCTGCAACGGGCTGATATTGGTGATTAGGCCACCACGGAGTTCAATTGGAAACGTTTCCCAAGCTGTAGGCATTTATCGAACTCTCTTGTCTCGGATGTATTCGTATCGGTTGATATAGATCGTACGCATCTGTTCTACCCCACGGCGGAACTTCTCTTCTGACACTGTCGCATCCTGAGTGTTGCCACGGAACAAGTAGACGTAGTACATGGCCCCATCCTCCACAACACCCCTAAACATTTCAGGTACGGTTGGTATATCAGTAGCAGAGGTCATATCAACTGGAAGATTGTAGTACTCAAACACCACTTCATAGGCATTATCTGGTACAGGCACCACACCAAACTTCATGTCTGGGGTTCTGAACACTTGTAAAGGTGAACCAGTCTTAGGTGTAGCATTATATTCTTGGTCCACAAACTTTTCAAGATAGTCTTCATAGGACAGAATACTTAGCTTCTTGGTGGCGTTGTTAAAAGTTACGTTACCCTTAAGACGAAAGGTATCGTAATCAACGGTTTTAGTTGTTGCGGGAAGTGTATAACGAGTTTGACCAACTACCAAAGTTTCAGTCTGGGTGTTGTGGTTGAATGGCCACTCAAATTGTTCGTGATTGATCTGGCGAATAGCGGAGTTGACAGCATTTTTAGCTGTGTCGTAAAAACCAACCGCAGAGTTAAAGTTGACCTCGGTAAGAGGAACTTCGTTCACACGTTTGTTAATGTCGTTCACCAAACCAAGAAAATTGTAAGCCATGTTATCCCTTTAGACAGCAAAAAGGGCCAGCCTATGAAAACCACAGACCAGCCCCAAAAGCTTTGTTTAGAACTTAGCCGAGAGTGTTGCGATCAGCAGCTTCACCCTTAAGTACCGACTCATTCACATCTACCACAACAGCGAAGATACGAGCAGCAATGGTACCCGGAGAACCCGAGATCGTAGTCACAGCATCAACCGTGTCAGCAGCAGCGACAAGACCAGCAGTGGTGCCGATACGGATAG